AACACTTTATCAATTTGAATTAAAAACTCCGTTTGATTTGAGAACACAACAATATGTAAAATCGACTGGTACTTTTTCAACAAACGAAACCGGTCCATTAGGAATGTGGTGGCATCCTGATGGATTAAGATTTTGGTTGGTTGGTAGTACATTAGATGGAATATCAGAATATAGTGTTGACATACCTTGGACTTTAGGTACAGATCAACCGACTTTTGTAAAATCAATGGATTCAAATTTAATTGATGGCGGTAGAGAAGAAACCACTCCTTCAGGAATTGTTTGGAAACCAGATGGAACAAAAGTTTTTGTTGTTGGATACGAGAAAGATACCATTCAACAATATGCGGTAACAGGCTCTAATAATAATTTTAATATCCACGCTTTAAAACAAGAACATGAAATACCAGTTTTACAAGAAGAGACTACTCCAACAGGTATACAATTTACAAGTGATGGAAGTCAAATGTTTGTTATTGGTTACCAAAAGGATGAATTGGTAAGATATAAATTATCAAAAAATTGGGATATTAGCACTGCCAGATTTAAAGAAAGTATTAATATTGGAACTGATTCAGGAGAAACAAATCCATACATGATATATCTTTCGTATGACCAAAACAGACTTTATACTGGTGGTTCAGTTGCTGATGAAGTTCAAGTTTTTGAATTTGATGAGTCACTATATAATCATAGTTCTTCACTAGACCGTCTTAACATCTCAACTAATACTGACATATACGGTAATGTAGATGTATATGGAAAATTAACTTTAAGACAATCACCAATAATTGATACAGAACCAAATTTTGAACATGGATTAATTAGTGAAACTGGTAGCATTAAAGCTTCTAGTATATCAAATCCAATTGATATTACAAAATTATTATTTGAGTATGGTTCAAAAGATGGTGGTTATGCATCTGGTTATGGATTTGATGGTGGAGTCTCACATGGAAGTTATCTTTGGGACATGGCTATTTCACCAGATGGTAAAACTTTAATGACATTAGATGGTAGTAGTGGTAGAACAATTTATCAATTTTCTTTAAAAACTCCGTTTGATTTGAGAACACAAGAATATGAATCGAAGACGCCAAATCTTTCAAGTAACGAAAGCAGTCCATTAGGAATGTGGTGGCATCCTGATGGATTAAGATTTTGGTTGGTTGGTAGTGCCAGGGATGGAATATCAGAATATAGTGTTGACATACCTTGGAGGTTACCTAAAGATGAACCGACTTTTGTAAAATCAATGGATTCCAATCTCATTGATGGTGGTTCAGATGAAAGCACTCCTTCAGGAATTGTTTGGAAACCAGATGGAACAAAAGTTTTTGTTGTTGGATATGATGAAGATACTATTCAGCAATATGCTGTAACAGGCTCTGTTTTTGATATTCATACTTTAAAACAAGAACATGAATTACCAGTTTTACAAGAAGAAACTAGTCCATCAGGTATACAATTTACAAGTGATGGAAGTCAAATGTTTGTTATTGGTTACCAAAAGGATGAAATAGTCCAATACGATTTATCAAAAAATTGGGATATTAGCACTGCTAGGGCTAAATCAACTTTCAATGTTGGAACTGATTCGGGTGAAACAACTCCATACATGATATATCTTTCATATGACCAAAAGAAATTTTATACTGGTGGTTCAATTGCTGATGAAGTTCAAGTTTTTAAATTACCTGACGCTAATACAACCAGCTCTTTAGCTCGTAACAAATTTACTATTGCTTCTTCTACTGATGTTTATGGAGATTTAGATGTATATGGAAATGTAATTTTAAGACAAACACCAACATTTAAAACAGAACCAGAATTTACACATGGATTAATTGCTGTATCTAGTAGTTTTAAATTTACTGATTCAAGTATATCAAGTCCAATTGATTTATCGACCGCAGAATTTAAACAATCTTCTGCAGATCCAGAAACTATTGGTGATATTTACAGCATACACTTCAGGCCTGATGGAAGAAGAGTAATATTAATGGATGATACTAGTGTTGATAAGATTTATCAATATGACTTATCGATTCCTTGGGATGTTAGCAGTTTAGATACAACAAAAAAAGGTGAATTTAGCATATCTTCATTTGAGGGTGGTGCATATGCGATGAACTTGTCTACGGATGGTTCTTATTTGTTTATCGTTGGTGCTGATGATGATGGAATCAATTCATTCAGATTATCAACTCCTTTTGATATTACTACTGCCACTCATGAAAGAGTAATGGATTCAAATAAAATTGCTGGTGGTGATGATGAATCCCAACCGAGTGGAATTGTTGTTAAACCAGATGGAACAAAATTTTATCTCATGGGATACTCTAGAGATACCATTCAACAATATGCGGTAACAGGCTCTCTTTTTAATATTAATTCTTTAAAACAAGAAAATGAATTACGATTGCCTCCAGAACATGATACTTGTACAGATTTAAAATTTACAGGTGATGGAAGTCAAATGTTTATTCTAGCTTCAGGTGATGATGAAATAGTCCAATACGATTTATCAAAAAATTGGGATATTAGCACTGCTAGAAAGATACAGACACTCTCGGTAAATGCAGTTGAAAGTGCTCCTCGTGGGTTTTTTATAAAACCTGATAACAGTAAAATGTATGTCGTAGGTACAGGTGGTGAAAAAATACATGAATTTACTTTTGGAAATGGTAAAACAGGTGCAAATTTTAGAAATTCACAACTTACTGCTTCTGCAAATACACTTGATATGTCAGGACAAGTTAATTTATTTGGTTCAATGGATGTCCAACAAGACATTAATGTATTTGGTTATGTTGATGGTAATCTTAGAGGTTACAGACCTATTGTAAAACAAAATTCTGATTTTACATGTACTACAAATAATAGTGGATTTTACTTTAGAGTTGGTGGTAACATAACTTGTTCGATAGCTGCTAATGTTAATTTTACAGGCTCAGGAATAATCAATGATTCCACTGGCTCCTTATATGCTCCAATTGGGACTGAATGGGACTTTTTTCAAACATCTTCTGCAGGAAACTTTTTATTTGAAAGTGCAAGTGGAGTTACCGTAAATGTTAAAAATAATAACATGAATCTTGCTGGTCAATTTTCATCTGCTACCTTAAAGAAAGTAGATGATAATGAGTGGGACCTCATGGGAGATTTAACATAATGCCAGGAATCTCAGCTGGATTGGGTGGACAAGTAAATAATAATATTCAAACAACTGGCTTAGTTGGTTATTGGGATCCAGCTTATAAAAAAAGTTATCCGAGAACTGGAACGACTTGGTTTGATTTAAGTGGTTTTGAAAATGATGGAACATTATCTGGTAGCCCAACTTTTAGTACCTCTAATGGTGGGGTTTTTGACTTTGATGGTACAGATGATCGCTCAAATCATGGGGATGATACTTCTTTAGATATTACTTCAACGATTACTTTATCTATTTGGGTAAATTTTGATACAAATGGCACACCAAGTTGTCAACTTATAGGTAGGGATGCTGTTGGTACAAGTAATAGAAGTTATGAAATTATGGGTTATAATGGCGATGGTTTAATTTATTACCAAAACTGGACTGGTGGTACTAATAATTATGTTGCCTGGGATAATGGGACATGGCAATCAGGTGTATGGTATTGTCTTACTGCTACTTATGATGGAAGTTATGATAGGATTTATCTTAATGGCGTGTTAAATTGCACACCACATGCTCATACTGGTGATATTGATAATAATGATGTTAGCTTTATAATAGGAAGTGGTCCAGATGCATCTGGCGCAGAAGTACGATATGTGAATGGGCAATTTGGACCTGCACTGGTATATAATAGAGCACTATCAGCAGGTGAAGTATTACAAAACTATAACGCACAAAAACAAAGGTTTGGGGTTTGATATGGGTTATAGTTTTGGAGGACCAATAGTAACTGATGGTTTACATTTTTATGTTGATGTTGCCGATAATAATAGTTATCCTGGTAGTGGAACTACCGTTACAGATTTGATTGGTAGTAAAAGTGGTACATTGACCAATGGTCCAACAATAGGAACTTCTCCATCTAAACATATAAACTTTGATGGTAGTGATGATTATCTTGTTTATGCAAATTACATACCAACAGAACTAACAACTAGCTCATATTCTTTGGAATTTTGGTTTACAAATAATGCTGGTACTGATTATGAGGGTGTCTTTTCATTAGGAAATGGTTGTCAGGTTTATGCTAGAGATAGTAAATTAGAAGTTTATCAAAGTAATAATGGTTCTGCTTCTTATAATGTGGTAAATGGTGTTAAAAACAGTACATCTTTAGGTTCAGAAGGAGATTGGAATTGTGCTGTTCTACATAGAAGTGGAACAACTATTACTTTTTTTATAAATGGCGCAGCTGATGGCCAACACTCAGCAAGTAGTGGCAATACTATGGGAGTAGGTAGTGTAACTGATACGCTGATTGGTGCTTACGCTACGAATGCATATCGTTATGGTGGACTATTAGGACCACTTCGTATATACAATAGGGCTTTATCGGTGGCAGAAATCAATCAAAACTTTAACGCTCAACGAACAAGGTTTGGAATATGATAGGTTCTACAAATTTCACGACTGATGGTTTAATATTTACAGTAGATGCTTTAGATAAAAATAGTTATCCTGGTAGTGGTGCTAATTGGCAAAGTTTAGTAAATACTAATCATACAAGTTCAATGAGTAATGTAAATTTTACTTCTGCTGGAAAATTAACTTCATTTGATTTTACTGGTACAAATCCATCTCGTTGTGAGTGGAATAATTTGGCTCCAACACTACAAGCTCAAAGTACAGGTACATTTAGTCTTTGGTTTCAATATGATAACGCTTCAGGAAATAGATATTTATTAACTATGGGGCAAAAATCATCCGATTGGAATTCTAATAAATATCATCTTAGTCTTATGGCAGATGGTGATTGGTTTTGGGGTTCATATGGTGCCGCTACAAGGGAACATGTAAATGTAGGTACTGTATTATCTACTGGTAGAATTTATAATATTTGTGGTAATAGTGATGGAAAACTATATTTAAATGGTAATTTGGATTATACAGCAGATAATGCGTTTTGGTTTAATAATGCTCAAACAATTGACCATGTACACATTGGTCAATTATATTCAAGTGGTACACTATACGCTAGTCAACAATTTGATGGTGATTTATATAGTTTTTGTATTTGGGATAGAGCATTAACGACACAAGAAATAAAACAAAATTTTGAAGCTCAACGAACAAGGTTTGGAATATAGATATGGGTGTTTCAGCAGGAGCAGATTTAATACAAGATGGATTGGTTTATGCTATTGATATGGCTGACCAAAATAGTTATCAACATCTATCAACAGCTGTGTCTGATTTAGCTACTAATAAAGCGGACGCAACTATAGGTAATGTTGGTTCTATTGGAACTGCTTATGGAGAAAACGATAGAAAAGGTTTAAGTTTTGATGGCACTAATGATTATATGCTTGCAGGTGAAGACACACAATTTTTATGTCAATCAACCCAAGACGCAACTATTTCTTGGTGGGGATATATTGATGGAAGTCATAGTGGTGAAGCAAGAATGGTTGTCATTCATAAAACAGATGGTTTTTCAAGATTTGGAATAGGATGGGGAAATTCAGGCACAAAATTTTATTGTTCTTACAATCAAGATGATGGTCATGATAGACTTCAATCAAGTAGTAATTTTGCCGTAGGAAATTGGTATAATACTGTGGCTACAAAACAAGGAGCAACTGTAAAATTATTCATAAATAATGTTTTAGAAGGAACTGCTACAGACCAAACACAAAGTGATATTGATTTAAGCACAGCATCCAATACAACCATAATGTATAATAATTATCCTTCTGATACTAATGGTCAACATTTTCTACAAGGTGTATTTGCATGTTGTCATTTATACGATAGGGCTTTAACGATAGAAGAAATAAAACAAAATTTTAACGCTCAACGAACAAGGTTTGGAGTATAATCATGTATGAAAATAGAAAATATGTAATTTTTAACACTAGTGAAACAGGAAGCATTGACTTCTCACAAGTGATGGAAACAAGTGTCAATACATTAAGATTAAACATTAGTGGAAGTAAAACTTTTGTAAAATACGAAGGAAGTCAACCAAGTAGTGTTGCTGGTTTATCTTCAAAATCAAGTGAATACACTCACGCACAAATATCAAATGTATTAACAGGAAGTGAGTGGTCAAACACAGAAGGAATGTAGTTATGTTAGTTAAATTCGATGAAATAATAGAAGTAGTATTACACCACGAGGGTGGATATGTAAACGATCCGAAAGATCCAGGTGGAGAAACTAATTTTGGTATTGCCAAAAGAAGTCATCCTGATGTGGATATAAAAAACCTCACAAAAGATGGGGCAAAAGAAATCTATAAAGAACACTATTGGGATGGTAATAAAGTTGAAAGTTTACCTGAAGAACTCAGACATATTTATTTTGATATGTGTGTAAATCAAGGTAAAGGTAGAGCTGTAAAAATTCTACAAAAAGCAGCCAATGCTAAAGGTAAAAACCTAAAAGTAGATGGTGGATTAGGACCTAAGACAATAGGTGCTATGGAAGGTGTTGAGTTAGACAGAGTTCGTGCTTATCGTGTCAAGTATTATGCTGATTTAGTAACTCGTAAACCAGACTTGGAGAAGTTTTACTTTGGTTGGTTTAGAAGAGCATTAGAAGTTTAGTTCTTTTGAAACTTATATATTTATAGATGTAGGAGAATATCTATGTCTATACCAAAATTAAAAGATTTGATTAACGAAACAGACTATCATTTAACAAAACCATTACGAAAGGTAGGTGGTGTAGCTATCGTTTCTGAAGGACAAGTTCTTTTAGTAAAACGTTCTGAGATTGCCGGTAAATATCCAAACTTTTGGGCAGTTCCAATGGGTGGTATTGAGAAAGGTGAAACTTTTCGTGAAGGTGCTGCTCGTGAATTAAAAGAAGAAACAATGCTTGACATTAACCCTAAAAATTTAGTATATTTAGGTACAATAAAAGACGGCGTACATAATCGAATGATAAAGTTATACAAGGCAGAAATGGATGGTAAACCTGAACCAACGTTAGACTTTGAGCATTCTGATTGGGGTTATTATGATAAAGATAGTATGCCACGGCCAATAGACGATAGAATGAGACAAGTATTGGAATTAAACTTATGAGTTTGAAAAAACTAGTAGAAGAAATAACCAAACCCGTTATTGACGAGATGGGCATTGTTGCCAGTGATGGAACTATCAAAGGTGGTTCAAGACATTCTAAAATAAAAAAGATGAAAAAGAAAGGACACACCTCAGTTCCTTATGGTAGTGGTTATAAGAAAGTAAATGAACAACCGACCAAAATCAAAAAAACTATCGGTGTATTTGGTGGTAGATTTCAACCATTTCACTCAGGTCATCTTGCCACATATAAATGGTTGGCATCTCAAGTTGATGAAGCCTATATAACCACAAGTAATATTAAGAAACCACCACGACATCCAATGAACTTCAAGGAAAAAGTTCGTCACATGGTAAAGGTTGGTATTCCTAAGAATCGTATTATTGAAGAAAAGACACCTTATGTGGCAACTAATTTACTTAAAAAGTTTAATCCTGAAACCACGGCAGTAGTTTATGCTTTCGGTCAAAAAGATGCTGGTCGTTTGAAAGCTGGAACTAAAAAGGGTGGTGGTAAGACTTATTATCAAGATTACAAAAAAAGTAAAGGTGATATAAGAGGGTTTGAAGAACACGGATACTTTGTTACTGCTCCCCAATTTGGAAATATAAGTGGAACAAAGACAAGGGATATGTTGGGTAATCCAAACATAGATGATAAAGAAAGAATAAAATTTTTCAAAAAAACATTTGGATATTTCGATAAAGGTGTGTATAATATGATGACGAATAAATTTAAAAAATTATACGAGGTTTATCGTGGTCTATTTGAGGGGAGTGAGATTGCAAGTGTAGATACAGACGATGGTCCTGGTATGTTTTCAAGTTTGAAATCATATATGAATAGAGCTGAAAAAGAGGCTGGTAGATTGGGTTGGGAGTTAGCAAATCTCATAACTGATACCGATGCTTATAACAGTCAAGACACATCATTCTATAAGGATACTGCATATCCAAATGGTCCTATTGGCTCAGTATCATACGGACCTGCTGGTGTTAGAGAACCAGCTGCAGGTAGTGACATAGATGTTGTTGGTAGTGAGTTGTGGAATAAATGGTTAGACCATGTTGATAAAATACTATTTAATCAAGAATATGATTACATAGATCCTATGAAGAAAGCAAGAAAAATAACGATTGATGATTCACCTGAAACATTAAAGGTAATAGATGATGAACAACCAGAAGATACTGAACTTAGAACTGGTGAGGAACAACATGATAAATTAGAAATTGTAAAAGAGGTGTTATCACTTACAAGTGATTTACCAAGAAATGGAAAGGAGTTATTATTAATGGGAGGAGCATACGGACACATGAGTCATCCTTTTGATGACAAGGATTTAACATTCGGTGATTTGAAGAAAATCATAACATTGGGATTGAGTGGTCAGTTAAACAGAGAAGACAATGTTACCGAAAAAACAGATGGTCAAAACCTAATGGTTAGTTATAAAAATGGTAAGTTGATTGCTGCTCGTAACAAAGGTCATTTAAAAAACAAAGGTGAGACTGCCTTAGATATAAAAGCTGTAGAGAGAAAGTTTAAAGGTCGTGGTGCTATTAGAGACGCGTTTGTTTATGCCATGAGAGATTTAACAAAAGCTATCGGTGCACTATCTAAAAAACAACAAGACAAGATATTTGGTAATGGTAGTAAGTTCATGAGTTTAGAAGTAATGTGGCCTGCTAGTGAGAATGTGGTAAACTATGATATTACAGAATTAGTTTTTCATGGAGCGATGGAATATGATGATAGTGGAAGGGTAATAGGACAAGCAAAAGATAGTGCTAGAATGCTACAAGGTATGATAAAACAGGTCAATCAACATGTTCAAAAACACTACAAGATATCTAAACCAAACTTTGTAACAGTTCCTAAACATCAAGACTTTGGTAAGATGAAAAAGAAATACATCGGTAGGTTACAAAAATTACAAAATACTTATTCGTTAAAAGACAATGATACTTTCGGTTTATACCATCAGATGTATTGGCAAGAGTTTATTTTTAACGCTGCTAAACAATTTAAATTTAAAATCACAAATGAGATGTTGGTCAAGTTAACAAAACGATGGGCATTCTTTGATAAATCATACACCATACCCATGATGAAAAAAGATATGAAAGATAATCCAAAGTTTTTAGATTGGGCATTAACCACCGATAAGGTTGATAAAAACAGGATGGTCAAGGACAACATGAAACCATTTGAGGAGTTGTTCTTTGAGGTCGGTGCTGAAATAATGAAAAACATGGATGGGTGGATGGCTGTAAATCCAGCAAAGTCAGTTCAGAACATGAGAAAAAAACTCAAGAAAGCAATCTCGGATGTAAGAGCTGGTGGTAATTTAAAAAAACTAAACAGATTAAAAGTTCAGTTGGACAGATTAAATGCTATAGGTGGGTTTGATGCTATCGTTCCAAGTGAGGGAATCGTATTCAAGTATAATGGAAACACATACAAGTTTACGGGTGCGTTTGCTCCTATAAATCAAATAACAGGTTTAATGTTTTTTTAAGGATAAGGTTATGAGTAACATAGAAAAAATTCAAAAGATGGTAAAGGGGATTTATAATCGTCCCATACAAACTGGATATGAGGGTAAGACAGTTCAACAGAGAAAAGAAGGAGAAGAGTGGACAGATGCTCGTGGTCGTAGTTGGAAAATAGAAGATGGTGAAAGAAAACAAATTACAAAAATACCACCAAGAGGATTTGATAAATGTAATGATTGTGAAAAGCTTATACTAAAAACAATCGACCAACAGACATATGATAGGATGGGTAGGTGTAAATACTGTCAGATTGACTTTGAGATGAAATTAAAAAGAGAAGGAAAGTGGGAAGATTGGGTTAAAGATATGGAAACTAAAAGATGGGAATCTGTGCTTGCTGAATATGAACAAGAAATGAATTTACAAAATGAGAGTAAAGGTGCATTTGATAAAACTGTAGCAAATGCTATTGCAAACCATGAACATAGAAAATGAGTAATTTAAAACAAGCAATAAAACAAAACTATCTAAAGTGTGCTAAAGATCCTTCATACTTTATCAATGAGTTTTGTGTGATACAACATCCTCAGAGGGGTAAGATAAAATTTAAACTTTATCCTTATCAGTATGATGTATTAGATGAGTATGCTGAGAATGACTATAATGTTATTCTGAAATCTCGTCAATTGGGTATATCCACACTTACTGCTGCGTATTCACTTTGGATGATGTTGTTTAATGCAGATAAAAATATTTTATGTATTGCTACTGCAAAAGACACGGCAAAGAATTTAGTAACAAAAGTTCGTGTGATGTATGATGGATTACCACAATGGTTAAAAACTGCTATCGTTGAAAACAATAAGTTATCATTAGTATTTAAGAATGGTTCACAGATAAAGGCAATTGCTTCTAACGAATCAGCTGGTCGTTCAGAAGCTCTATCATTACTAATATTAGATGAGGCTGCTTTTATTGACAGAATTGATACGATATGGACTGCTGCTCAACAGACACTTGCTACTGGTGGTAAATGTATTGCTATATCTACACCTAATGGTGTTGGTAATTGGTTTCATAAAACTTGGATGGATGCGACAGATGGTTTAAATAAATTTAA